TACATTTGAATTGTTGTTTGAGTTACTCATTATGAGTTCCTTGTATAGTTTAAGTTATGGAACAAAAAGAATTTTTTCGCCCCAAAGGGGAAAGGAAAAATTATCATAGCTTGTGTGTATTTTAATTTAGTTGGTGGTATTATGAGTAAGGAGGACAACAATTCTCTAGGCTCTTGAATCTAAAAGATTTATAGACTGTCTAGTGCATAAAAATACAGTCTAATTAGTCTTGGTAAGGCTAGTGAACTAGGTAGAGCTAGGGCTATTCAGCACAGCTAGGGGGAGCTAAGCAGCTTGTCTAGCCTACCTAGACCTAGTAGCTGCTAGACTATAGGGGTAGGCAGGATGCCATGCCCCCCTAGGTGGTATAGATAGCAATCTTATACATTTTTACAGACTAAACGATGTGTACCAGACTATGCGGGCTATTAAACCTACTAGACTTTACATGAGGAGGTATTGAAACCTATAAGACTTTATAGGCTATACATATAATATATGCAACCCCGGCTAGGGATTGCTCCAGTATAGTACTTAAATTTTAATTTGTCAAGAATTATTTTTATTTATTACTTGACATATTCTTATATAGTCCCTATACTTAGCAAGATGAATTATTTATCTAGTAAACAGAAGAAAAAAGAACTGACTGAAATGCAACAAGCTTTTCTTAATAAAGTAGTTGAGACAGGAGGTGATCTAAAAATAGCGGCGGAGCTTGCTGGGTATCAGGGAAATCACTATCAAGTAATAAACAGTGTTAAAAATGAACTAGTCGATTTAGCCCAAGACCTCTTAGCTCACAACGCACCTAAAGCTGCACTAAAAATGGTAGAAGTACTTTCATCAGATCGTCCTGTACCACAAGCAAATGTTAAATTGCAAGCAGCTCAACAGATTTTAGATCGTGTAGGTCTAGCTAAAACTGAAAAGTTAAGCGTAGATCATACAGTTCAAGGTGGTATTTTTATATTACCTACAAAAGAAGCTGTAGTTATTGATGCAGAAAGAGATTAATTATGGATATACCAGAGGGGTTTATAAGAAGAGCTACCTCTACCATTCCTTTTGGATACAGGCTTTCTGATATTCAAGGGTGGTTAGAACCTATTCAAGAAGAAGTAGATTCTTTAAAGCTAATAGCCGATATGATAGCTAATGAAGAAATTAGTCTTAGGATGGGTTCGGAGTGGTTAGAGTATAAAACGGGGAGATCTATTTCTCCTAGAGGACTTCAAAAACATATAGATAAAACCTATGGCAGAAGAACAGAAAGATTGGGAGCTACATCCTAATAATTACTTAACAAATGAAGAAGGTTCTTTTGTTTTAAAGAAAGACGGTACTCCTAAAAGAAAAGCAGGAAGACCTAAAGGTTCTACATCTCAGTATAATTACCATAGTGAAGTAAAAGCTAAGATGCAAGCAAGAAGATCTGTATCAAAGCAAAAGAAAGACATAAAGCATTTAACAAATAAGCTAAACACTAAAAAGACAAGATTAAAAAATAAAGAAGAAGTCTTTAAAAAACTTGACAACATTAGTAATAACAAAGTTGTAGAGGAAGATGTTTTAGATGACTTACCTCAATCTGTTAAAAAGCATTTAGAAGAGACTAATCAAGATGTTATTTTCAGAGCTAATGAAGGGCCACAGACAGACTTCTTAGCAGCATCTGAAACAGACGTATTGTATGGTGGTGCAGCAGGGGGTGGTAAGTCCTATGCTATGCTCGTAGATCCCCTTAGGTTCGCTCACAGGGCTGCTCATAGGGCGTTGATACTTAGACGCTCCATGCCTGAACTAAGGGAACTAATTGATAAGTCTAGGGAGTTATATCCAAAGGCTTTTCCCGGTGCTAAGTTTAGAGAAGTAGAAAAGATCTGGACGTTTCCTAGTGGAGCTAAATTAGAGTTTGGATTCCTTGAAAGAGATGCAGACGTATATAGGTATCAGGGTCAAGCATATAGTTGGATTGGTTTTGATGAGATAACTCACCTTAATACAGAGTTTTCTTGGAACTACTTAGCATCACGACTACGTACTACAGACCCTGAGATACAAACATATATGCGTTGTACAGCTAACCCCGGTGGTGCTGGTGCGACATGGGTAAAGAAGCGTTATGTGAACCCCTCAGAGCCTAATGAAAGTTTTGTAGGAAAAGATGGTTTAACACGTAAGTTTATTCCAGCAAGGTTAGAAGACAATCCTTATTTGTCTAAAGATGGTAGATATGAGCAGATGCTTAAAGCTCTACCAGAGGTACAACGTAGACAGTTGCTAGAAGGTAACTGGGATATTACAGAAGGTGCAGCCTTTACAGAGTTTGATGTAATGGTTCATGTTGTTACTCCTTTTGAAATACCTATAGGTTGGGAAAGATTAAAAGGGATTGACTATGGTTATGCTTCTGAAAGTTCTTGTATTTGGGGTTGTGTTGATCCCTCTGATGGTACATTAATTATATACAGAGAGTTATACCGTAAAGGTTTAACAGGTGAGATGTTAGCTCAAATGATTACTAACATGGAACTAGAAGACCCTTATTCAGTGCAGGGTGTATTAGATACAGCAGCATGGAACAGAACAGGTACAACAGGCCCTACGGTTGGAGAGACACTTCAACGTGCAGGGCATAAGCTGCGTAGAGCAGACAAGAATAGAATACAAGGTAAGATTCAAATCCACGAATACTTGAGAGTTCAACCAAGTGGCAGACCTAAGATACAGATATTTAATAGCTGCCCAAACTTGATCAGAGAACTCCAAAGTATTCCTCTGGATAAATCTAACCCTGAAGATGTAGATACACATGCGCCTGACCACGCATACGATGCTTTAAGATACTTAATTATGTCAAGACCTAAAGTCAATGACATCTTTAGTCAGTTTAGAAATATGCGTATGGAACAGGCTTACACACCCGTTGATTCGGATTTTGGATACTAAAATGAAAAGAACAAAATATAATAATGGTGGTTTACATACTTCTTATTCAAAAGGTGTTTTTAATTTAGAAGGTAATGCTTCAGGCAATCAAAATCAAAGAACTTCTTCTGCTACAGCAAGTGTGCGAGGTAAAAACTCTAGAGCTTCAGTAACTAAAAATACAGATAGTTTATCTGGGAAGTCTACAAATTATAATGCAAGCGTATACGGTAACGGTATGAGTGCTTTTGTGAATAAAAATTCTAATAAAGGTGGAAGCACTACAACTTACGGTATGCAAAAACAACTACCTAATAGATCTTCTGTATCTGCCCAAAAGAATAAATACAATACTAGTGCTTCCTATAATAAACAAACTAAAGGTGGCACTGATTTAAAATTTGGTGTGAGTCAAAATGCTCAAGGCACTTTAAGTGCAAGCATGAGTTTCTCTAAACCTTTATAAACGGTAAATCTATGTCAGAAAATAATTTAACAGCCAATGAACTTTACTTTAATGAAGTAGAGGGAGAGCAAGGTATAGAGCTAACTCTAGATGAGCAGCTTCAGAATAACCTTGTAGGGCTTATTAATGATCGTTATGTTTCTGCTAAGACTGCTAGAGACTTAGATGAGACTAGGTGGCTTACAGCCTATCATAACTATCGTGGTTTGTATGGAAAAAACATTAGATTTAGAGAGTCTGAAAAATCTAGGATCTTTGTTAAAGTTACAAAAACTAAAGTACTAGCAGCCTTTGGACAACTTGTAGATGTTGTATTTGGTGCTAATAAGTTTCCTATTGGTATTAGTGAAACTAAAGTACCTGAAGGTGTTTCAACATACGCTCATTTAAACCCACAAGTACCGGGAATTGAAACTTCTCAAGAAGCTCCTAGTGAAGAAGCAGTAGAAGAAACAGAAAATCCTTTTGATGTTGGTTATGAAGGAGACGGTAAAACTTTAAAAGCTGGAGCTACTTACGGTACTGGTAAATTTGAAGAACTTCTTCTTGATAAACAAGCAGAAGAAAAAGATATGCTTGTTGAAGGGCCTTCACCAGATCCTCAAGTAATAGATATAAGTCCAGCACAAAAAGCTGCTAGACGTATGGAAAAACTTATACATGATCAGATAGAAGAATCTAATGGTGCTAGTGAGTTAAGAAACTCTTTATTTGAAGCATCTTTATTTGGTACAGGTATTGTTAAGGGGCCTTTTAATTTTAATAAAACATTACATAGATGGGAAGAAGGAGAGGATGGTGAACGTACTTATTCTCCTGTTGATGTGCGTGTCCCTCGCTTGGAATTCGTTAGTATATGGGATTTCTTTCCTGATCCTAATGCAACTAATATGGACGAAGCGGAGTACTCATTCCATAGACATCGAATGAATCGTACACAGCTTCGTAGTCTTGGTAAGCTTCCTTACTTTGAAAAAGACGCTATACGAGAATGTCTAAATGATGGCCCTAATTACGTTGAAGAAGACTACGAACAAGAGTTAAAAGATGATAGCCGTAATGATGAGTACGGTTCATCTCAATATGAAGTACTAGAGTATTGGGGTGTTATGGATGCAGAGTACTGCCGACAGGTAGGTATGGATATTCCTGAAGAAGTAGATGACCTAGATGAAGTACAGATCAACGCTTGGATTTGTAATGGTAGAATGCTTCGTAGTGTAGTAAACCCCTTCACCCCTTTCCGTATTCCTTACCATGCTTTCTGTTATGAAAAGAACCCATACAGCTTCTTTGGTATTGGTGTAGCTGAAAACATGGATGACTCTCAAAAGATTATGAATGGTCATGCACGTATGGCTATTGACAACTTAGCCCTATCAGGCTCTGTAATCTTTGATGTAGATGAGACTGCCCTTGTAGGTGGTCAGTCAATGGAGATATATCCCGGTAAAGTATTCCGTAGGCAAGCAGGTGTACCCGGAACAGCTATTAATGGTTTGAAGTTCCCTAACACTACCAATGAAAACATGCAGATGTTTGATAAGTTTAGACAGCTTGCAGACGAACAAACAGGTATACCTTCGTATAGCCACGGTCAAACAGGCGTACAAAGCATGACTCGTACTGCTTCTGGTATGTCTATGTTGCTTGGTGCAGCATCTTTGAACATTAAAACTGTTATTAAGAATCTTGATGACTTTCTTTTAAAGCCTCTAGGTGATGCTTATTTCCAGTGGAATATGCAGTTCTTAGAGTCTAAGTTGGGTGTTGAGGGTGATTTAGAAGTAAAAGCTACGGGTACGAACAGTCTGATGCAGAAAGAAGTAAGGTCACAAAGACTTACAATGTTCCTTCAGACAGCAGCTAACCCTGCCGTTGCACCGTTTATTAAAATGAACAAGCTAATCAGTGAACTTGCTTACAGCTTGGATCTAGACCCAGATGAACTGATGAATGATCCAGAAGAAGCAGCAATGATGGCTCAAATTATAGGAATGGCAAACAATGCTGGACAAGTCCCTAGCCAAGAAGCTGGCCCCGTTGACCAAGGACAAGCTCCAATGGGAGGCCCTGAAGGAGTATCTGGACAGCCTCAAGACCTTGGAGTTACAGGTACTGGTGGCGGCAACATCGGAACTGGAAATGTTCCGCAGTCAGGGGAAACTGAATTCTCTGGCTAGGTTATTAGAACTACCTTTAGTAGTAGACGAAGCATTAAATAGGACAGAATAAAATGGCAAGCACACTTTTACTAGATGATTTTAACGAAAGATCAAAAATGACAGAAAAAAAATATAAGCAGAAATTAAGATCTCTTATTGGAGGAGATTCTTATCAAGATGCTGTAGATGATATGGTTGAAGCTGAAGGTGGTAAGCTTACTAATACTGTAAGTCATCAAGGTAAAAGCCCTGAAAAATATCAACAAGACGTAGATAGAATGGTTGAAAGAGGTGCTCAGCTAAGAAAGCGTCAAAGTAAAAAAGATAATGATAAAATGCTTAAAGAAGGTGATCCTAGGCAGACTTATGAAAAAGGTGGTATAACCGCTAAAGAACATATAAGCGCAGCTTTTTCATTATATGAAGACGGTGCGTATAACGATACAGAAGTAATACAGCAAGCAGCTAGAAATTTATCTAAAGCTAAATCTGAAAAAGAATTAAAAGATTTAAAATTTAACATTAAAAATAAATTTGCACGAAGTAACAAAAAGTTTCCAAACGAAACTAATTTTATTCCAGAAAACTTAAAAAGTGTAATAGACGATTACAAACTTAATGAATCAGGTTTTGAACTCGCTAAAAAATTAGGTATTTATTCTGAAGAAGAGCTTAGAAAAAAGAAAGCAGAAGGTGGTTTACCAGATCTCACAGGAGATGGAAAAGTGACTCAAGCAGATGTACTCAAAGGCCGTGGAGTTTTTCAAGAAGGTGGCTCTTTAATGATGCCAGAAGAAGGTATGCCAGTAGATACATACGACAACATACCTCCAGAAGAAATGGAAGAAGCAATGGCTTCACAACTTCCAGATGATGAGATGGAAGATGGTTACTTAGATTATGTAATAGGTGAATCTTTAGACGATTCAGAACAACAATATTTAGCACAGGCATTACAAAATGATCCACAGTTAGGAAACATTTTAGATAAAGTAATGACTGTAGCGTCAGAGTTTTCGGGTGCTGGAGAAGTAGAAGGCCCCGGAACTGGTGTATCAGATTCTATTCCTGCTCGTTTGAGTGATGGAGAGTTTGTGATTACCAAGAAAGCAACCGACCAAATAGGCGCAGAGAATCTCCAAACACTGATGGATGATGCTGAACGTGCTTATGATGGTGGTTATCAAATGAAGGCTATTGGCGGTTATATGGAAGAAGACCCAGAAGAGCAAGATTCACCCCTCTCTCAGACAGACGAGGAAATCAAGAAGCTTATGATGGGTGCCAATAAGATGCCTAGCCTTCGATAATTTTTACGGCTACCTTGGTAAGACAAGCCCCATAAACTTGACGGAGTTAATATGGCTACCTTGCAAAGACACAAGCCCCGTAATGGAGATTGAAGATGTCAGAAGTACAAGAAGAAGTTAGTAACCCTTACAATGCTAGAAAGGAATGGCACACAGCAGATGCGCCAAGTCAAGGTTCAGCAGACGGGTTATTTTTTGAGCGACCACAGGCTACCCTTGAAGAAGAGGCCCCTGAGGAAAAAGAACCTCGAAAAAGAACTAACTATAAGAAAAGATACGATGATCTAAAAAAACATTATGATCAGAAACTTTCTGAATTTAAGCAAAAGGAACAGGAACTTTTAGCGCAAGCTAGGGCTGCTGAACCACAGTATCAACCACCTAAAAGTATGGAAGATATTGAAAGCTTCAAAGAAGAATACCCTGATTTGTATAACACTGTTGAAACTGTAGCACATATGCAGAGTCAACGACAGGTTGCAGATCTAGAAGCACAGCTACAGTCCATGCGTCAGCGTGAGTCTGAAGTAATGCGACAAGATGCTGAACTTACGTTGAGAGAACGTCATCCAGACTTTGAGGACATCAGAGGGGATGAGGACTTTCATGCTTGGGCAGACGAGCAACCTGAACAAATACAGGATTGGATTTATAAGAATCCCGATAATGTTGCATTAGCATCAAAAGCTATTGATCTTTATAAATTAGAAACTGGCAAAAATCAATCAAAACAACAGCCCAGAAAGCAGTCTAGGGCATCAGCGGCTGACATGGTTTCAACTAAAACAACCAATGTCGATGCTGGACAGCCTAAAATCTGGACTGAACGGGAAATAGGAGCTATGTCTTTAGACCAGTTTGATAGATTTGAAGAAGATATTAAACAAGCAATGGTCGAAGGGCGCGTAGTTCCATAATTAAATTTGTGTTCTTAGGAGAATATTAACATGGCTTATAATCAATCAGATCAGTTTTTTGAACCATCAACAGATACCAATGCTAACTTTGGTAACTCTGTTTCAGGACAGAACAATTCGTTCTTCCTACCTAAAGTTTATTCCAAGCAGGTACTAAACTTTTTCCGTAAGTCTTCTGTAATTGAAGCAATCACTAACACTGACTATGCTGGCGAGATTGCTGCATTCGGTGACAGTGTACGGATCATCAAAGAGCCTACGATTACTGTTTATCAGTATGAGCGTGGTCAAGATGTAACAGCTACTAAGCTGACCGACCAAGAAGTAACAATGGTTGTAGATACAGCTAACGCATTTAAGTTTATCGTAGACGATATTGAAACCAATATGTCTCACGTTAACTTCCGTGACGTTGCAACCTCTTCAGCAGCTTACGCATTGCGTGATGCTTTTGACGAAGGTGTATTAGCATCTATGTTCAGTGGTGTTTCAGCAGCTAGTCCTAATCATATTCTTGGTTCTGACAATGCTACTGACCTTGCTGCCGGTACTTTTGACGGCACTGGTAACTTAGACCTTGGTTTTGCTTCAGGTGAGCATGACCCTCTAGATATTATGGCACATATGGCGCGTTTGCTAGATGAGTCTAATATCCCAGAAGAAGGCCGCTGGTTTGTTGCTAGTCCTGAGTTCTACGAAGTACTTTCAAGCTCTAACTCTAAGCTACTGTCTGTAGACTACAATGCTGGTCAGGGTTCAATCCGTAATGGTTTGGTAAGTTCTGGCAAGCTTCGTGGTTTTGATATGTACAAGTCAAATAACATTCCTTCAGTATCTAATGCTGCTGGTCAATGTATGGCTGGTCATATGTCTGCTACGGCTACGGCTCAGACAATCACAAGCACTGAAGTCATCCGTGACCCAGATAGCTTTGGTGATATTGTACGTGGTCTTCACGTTTACGGTGCTAAGGTACTGCGACCAGACGCTCTGGTTTCAGCTTTCTACGGTATCGACTAGACCTTTTAGGATGGGGCTGCTTCGGTGGCCCCTTTCCTTTTTTATTGGAGATAAAAATGCCACAGCTTGGTTCAGATGCAAAGCCTATGATGTTAAGAAGTACTATTGCTGGTAAAGGCAGTAGAGTTCGTAAAGGTAGTAACTATGCACGTTACAAAGATAATTTTGATAAAATTTTTAATAAAGACTCTGACCCTGAATGCTCAACAGAGTTAGAAGGTGCTAGAGCAATTAGTAAAACTTTTTCAATGGGGCAAGATTAATGAAGTATAAAGAAAATAAATATACAGGCAGAAACCTTATGATGAGTAAAGGCAGTAAGGTTAAATATAATAAAGGTGGCTATGCTTCTGTTCAACAGATGGAACAAAGCTGCGGTAGTAAGACTGTCAAGCAGAAAGTAAAATGAAAGTAGAAGCTCCTAAAGGTTATCATTGGATGAAGGCTGGAAAGTCCTTTAAACTTATGAAAGACCCTAAAGATGGCTTTAAACCTCACAAGGGTGCAAGTAAATCAGCAAGCTTTGAGATTCAGAAGGCACATAAATAATGGCAACATATCTAGAATTAGCAAATGAACTTTTGCGTGAAATGAATGAAGTTGAACTTACTAGTTCTAGCTTTCCGTCTGCTGTAGGTATTCAACAACATGTTAAAGATTCTATCAATAGATCATACTTGGACATTGTTAATGAAGAACCTCAATGGCCTTTTCTTGCTGCTGACCTTAGCGGTGAAACAGATCCTATGTACGGTAATGTATATGTAGAAACAGTAATAGGGCAGCGTTGGTATACACTGAAACCTACTAGCTCTTCTCTTACTACTGACTATGGCTATATTGATT